GTGAGACCCGCGCCTCTGCTTATGCAGATGTGTGGTTTTCTTACGGGGTGGCCTCCCGCCTAACAAGGTGGGCTCACTACTAATCATTTATAGTAAACCCTACGGGTTTGATCATCCTACCCTAGCAGGGTTGCCTAGAGCCGAGGAGGGCGTTTGCGCCTTCTCGGGAACTCTATGTTTAAGTATCATCAAATAAAACTAAATAATATATGATGAAAGTAAGACTAAAGCGTTTTGAAAAATACATTTCTGTACTATCGCAGCGCTTAGCCTTACGCTTAAACTGGCAACGAGCTCTTCGGAGCTCACGGAGTGCTATGGGATATCTTAATTTGATACCCATAGTTCTCCTAGGGAGAAATGGTCGAACTTGAGTGTTAGGTGCTCTTGCCTTTTATAAGTTTGTACAACGTACGAAACGTTACCAAGGTTGGAGAGGCGTAGCAGTAGTTATGAAAGTGTCTCACACTTGCCTAATGAAGGCTTGTGCGGGTGCACGATTAGTTTCTACTATGAAACCTCTTGGCCATAGAGTAGCGTTGACTCGATCTGGTTACCCTCGGTGAATACCAAATGTTCACCGGGTTGGGATCCAGAAGGGTGATTTGCGGATAGTTCAGTTCTGGCTTACTTTAACTTCCCTTTATCGGGTTGTTGAGTATCTAGGTAAACCTAAACTATCTACGATCACTCGGGCGGGACGTAAGTTTTCAATCGGTGAATATCAGGATTTTGTTCCTGTGTTCTTTGGTATGCTTGAGGGTAGGGGATGGTGAAAACCATCTCCTTTAAGCCCTTGGCGTCCACGATTGATTACGAAGTCTGGCCCCGGAGCCGTCGGTTCAAAGGTAAAGAAGCAGCCACCGATTCGCTTGGGTAATACTACCTCTGCGATGGTGGTTCAAGCTGTTGCTTTGTTCAGACCGGAGTTTAAGGTTCTTAATCGGACCTTTAAACTTCTGGCAGAGAGAATGAAACAATCTTCTCTTTATGAGCAGGCAAAGCTTGTAGCTGATTCTGCTGGACCGATAGTACGCCTAGCTCCTTGAATCCCTTCTTACTTAGGTAAGTTGGGAGTTAAAGAGGAGCCGGGTAAAGTACGTGTGTTTGCCATGGTAGATTGATGAACTCAGACCCTCCTCCGTCCTCTTCATGAGGCTATCTTCGGGATTTTAGAGAAAATTCCTTCGGATAGTACTTTTGATCAGGATCGTGGAGTTGCGATTGGTATGCAGATGCTTCAGAAAAGCGGTTTTGCCGCTTCTTATGATTTATCTGCCGCTACCGATCGGCTACCTGTAGTAATACAGGAGTTACTGGTTGATCATCTCTACTCTGGCTGCGGGCAGCTCTGGTCAGAGCTGCTCGTTGGGCGAGCATATCAGGTACCAGTGTCTCTTCGTCGCTTGGGTATGAAAATACCCAAGGCCCTTCACTATAGTGTTGGGCAGCCGATGGGAGCACTGTCTTCCTGGGGTATGCTTGCCTTGACGCACCACTTTATTGTGCAA